GGTGTTCTTAAAATCATGAATGAATTGATTAACAAGGTTAAACAGTGGCACTATGACCGTAACTTGATTGATGGCTCAACAGACAAAGCGCAGTTTATCAAGCTTGTTGAAGAGTTAGGAGAGTTACAAGACAACATCATGGCAAGTACAGACTTCAAAGATGATATAGGCGACATGTTAGTGGTTATTATTAACCTCTGTGAACGTAACGCTACAACGCTTGAAGAATGCCTTGAAGTAGCATACAACGATATTAAACACCGCACTGGTAAAATGGTTGACGGTGTATTTGTTAAGGATTAATTATGAATGAAGATGGTGAATACATAAACGAAGCAGACATGCGAAAGCACTTGGACGAAATCAACGACAAATATGGTAGGAATAAAGAATGGGAACGATATGTAGCCGCAGCAAACTTAAAAGACGCATTAGAAGACAGAATGGATGTTATTGGACAGAACGGCAACGATGGCTTGCACTACGACCAGAGTGAGTTTCCTGACGAGAAGTGTCCCGACCATTACAACCTACCGATACAGCCTTGGGAGTACATGGAAAGCACGATGGGTAGTGAAGCCTTTATGGGCTATCTACAAGGTAATGTCATCAAGTATGTGTCACGTTTCCAAGACAAAGGCGGCATACAAGACATTGACAAGGCTATTCATTACTTGCAGAAAATGAGACAGGTGTTCTAATGACACTAACCATTGAAGAGTTGAAAGACAAACTACAACGCATAGACGAAGTAACCCTGTTAGAAATATTAGAGATTAACAGTGAGCTGCTTGTTGAAGCTTTTGAAGATAGAATAATAGAACAATATGACGCTTTAGCAGGAGATATAGAAGATGACACAAGTTCATGGGATTAACGTAGATTACAATCGTGACACGACGCTAACACCACAGGCGTTGACATTGTTACAAGACTTCTACATGCTAGACAGCGAGAAGAGTCCACAGGAAGCGTATGCTAGAGCAGCAGTAGCCTATAGCGCAGGTGATACAAGCCTAGCACAGCGCATCTATGACTATGTATCGAAAGGTTGGTTTATGTTTAGCTCACCAATCCTTAGTAATGCACCCCTACCTACCAAAGAACACAAAGCACTACCAATCAGTTGTTTCCTTTCATATGTTGGAGATAGCTTAGAAGGCTTGATAGGACACCATGCAGAAACAGCGTGGCTATCTGTTAAGGGTGGAGGTGTAGGTGGTCATTGGTCTAGTGTACGTGGTGTGACAGAGAAGTCTGTCGGTGTAATGCCAATGCTTAAAGTAACTGACGGACAGATGACAGCTTACAAGCAAGGTAAGACACGCAAAGGCAGCTATGCAGCCTATTTAGACTGTGACCATCCAGACATTGTAGAGTTTGTTAACTTCAAGCTACCTACTGGCGGTGACATTAATCGTAAATGCTTTAACCTGTTCAACGCTGTGAACGTGACAGACGCATTTATGGAAGCAGTTGTTAACGGTGTTCAGTGGCAGTTAAAAGACCCACATACCCGGGAAGTGACAGACACTGTAGAGGCTAGAGAGGTGTGGCAACGCATCTTAGAAGCCCGGTTCAGGACAGGTAGCCCGTACATTAACTTTATTGACACAGCTAATGATGCACTACCAAACTTCCAGAAAGAGCTAGGGTTGAAGATTCATGGTTCAAACTTATGCAACGAGATACACCTAGCAACTGACGAGGAACGTACAGCAGTCTGTTGCCTGTCTAGTGTTAATCTTGAGAAGTTTGACGAGTGGAAAGACACAACAATGGTTGCTGACTTAGTGACTTTCTTAGACAATGTATTAACGGAGTTTATTGCACATGCGCCAGAAGAGTTGGACAAAGCACGTTTCTCGGCTTATAGGGAGCGCTCTATTGGGATTGGCGCTATGGGTTTCCATGGCTATTTACAGTCTAAAGGTATTGCGTGGGAGAGTTGGGAAGCAACTTCAGCCAATTACACAATGTTTAAATACATTAAGTCGCAAGCACAAGCCCAAACTTATAAACTGGCTGAAGAGCGTGGGGAATGTCCTGATGGCGATGGCTATGGGGTTCGAAATGCTCATTTACTTGCTATTGCTCCTAACGCTAACTCTAGTATTATATGTGGATGTACAGCATCTATAGAGCCTTTGAAGAGTAACATGTATGTACACCGTACACGTGCAGGCGCTCACACGATTAAGAACAAGTATCTAGAGAAGGTAATGTACAACCTTAACAAGGACTATGAAGAAACATGGGATAGTATCTTAGCTAACGATGGCTCAGTACAGCATCTAGACTTCTTATCAGACCATGACAAGGCTGTGTTTAAGACAGCTTTTGAGCTTGACCAAGCTTGGGTTGTTGAGCATTCAGCTAAACGACAAGAGTTTATCTGCCAAGGTCAGAGTGTTAACTTGTTCTTTCCGTCAGGTGCTGACAAGGGCTATGTAAACTCAGTACACTTGAAAGCCTACAAGGAAGGGTTGAAAGGGTTGTACTACTTACGGACAACAGCAGGTAAGACAGCGGATAACGTAGGACAGCAGGTTGTACGCAACGCCTTAAAAGACTTTGAAGGAGATGACGACGAGTGCATAAGCTGCCAAGGGTAGTAAGGAATACAATAATAGTGTTAGAGGTATTCACCTGCCTCTTCATTATTGCAAACGCAATAGCAAACCACGGTTGGGGATTAATAGGATTATGATTATGTATGAAGTGTATGGAAGAAAAGCATGCGGTTTCTGTATTGAGGCTACACGGTTACTAGATAGACAAGACCAAGACTACACCTACACAGACGTAGGGTTACTCACTGAGTACGATAAGGAACGACTACAGGGTGTCGCAGGGAAACCCTTCATGACTGTACCACAGATATTTAAGCAGACAGAGGACGGCCTAGAGTACATAGGCGGTTACCAAGAACTACTAAAGGACTTC